ACCGTCTTGACGGCGCTTGTCCCTGATGTCAGTGTGGCCCCTGTTGTTGAGCCCCCTGTGCAGTGATGGCAAAACGTCCCGGCCTCTACGCTAACATCGCAGCCAAGCGAGCCCGCATCAAAGCAGGCTCCGGCGAGAAGATGCGAAAGCCAGGCGCAAAAGGCGCTCCCACCGCGAAGGCTTTTCGCGAGAGCGCGAAGACGGCGAAACGGTAAAGCGGAAAATAGAGTTGTTTTGACAAATGGGACTTCGCGGCCCTCAACCAGGCACCGTAAGGAAACCGCAAAACAGCGGGCGAAAAAAGGGTACGCTAAATAAGGCGACCGTGGACTTGAAAGCCATTGCGCGCACTATGGAGCCAGAAGCGACTAAGCGTCTTGGGCAATTGCTTCGATCAGAGAATGAAGCCGTCGCCCTTGGAGCCGTTAAAGAGGTGTACGACCGCGCGTTCGGCAAAGCTACGCAAGTGGTTAGCGGCGAGAACGGTGGGGCTATTTACCTGATGGTATCAACAGGCGTCCCGCATGCCTCAGAAGCAGATTAGCCTCGCCTACTACCCCCGCGAATGGCAGGCCGAATGTCACAAGCGAAGGGTTAGGTTTCGCGTGTTGGCGCTCCATAGAAGGTCGGGCAAAACCGAGCTTGCGTTGATGGAGCTAATCGACGCGGCGCTTAAGACCACCGCGGACCTGGCCTACTACGTTTACCTTGCGCCGTTTCTGAAGCAGGCCAAGACCATCGCATGGGCGCGCTTAAAGCAGCGCCTGGCCCCGCTCCTGAACGTCAACGCTGTGGCCGTGAACGAAAGCGAGCTGTCGATTAAGCTGGCGCACAATGGCGCAGTGATCCGCATTTTTGGCGGCGACAACCCAGACGCCTTGCGTGGCGTGAGGCTTGACGGCGTGGTCATCGATGAGGTGGCGCAGATCAAGCCCGAAGTCTGGCAGGACATCATCCAGCCGGCGCTGTCAGACCGCAAAGGTTGGGCGCTGTTCATTGGCACGCCGTCTGGCGTCAACCTCTTTAGCGAGCTTTTCTTTCGCGCTAAGACCCTGCCTGATTGGGCTTCGGCACTCTATACGGTTTACGACACCGACGCCCTTGATACTGACGAGATCGCACGCTTGCGCCGCGACATGAGCGAAACAAGCTTCAGCCGCGAGTATCTGTGCGACTTCAGCGCGGCGGGCGAGGATCAGCTGATTAGCTTGTCTGACGTCCAGGCCGCGACGCAACGCCACTACGCAATCACAGAGTATCAATGGGCGCCGCGCATTCTTGGCGTTGACCCTGCGCGTTTTGGCGATGATCGATCGGTCATCTTCCCGCGCCAGGGGCTTGTGGCGTTCCCGCCCATCGTCCTGCGTGGCGTGGACAACATGGACCTGGCCTCGCGCGTCGCGGCCAAGATCGCCGAGTGGCAGCCCGATGCGGTGTTCATTGATGCAGGCAATGGCAGCGGCGTGATTGATCGCCTGCGCCAGCTTAAGTATGAGGTTACCGAAGTCTGGTTCGGCGGACGCCCTATTGACGAAGCGTACAAGGACAAGCGCACCGAGATGTGGTGCGGGTTGGCTGAGTGGATCAAACTGGGCGGCGCGATCCCTGATGACGTGGCCCTCAAGCAAGACTTGGCCGCGCCGACTTACGCCTTCACGCAGACGGGCAAGCGCGTGCTGGAAAGCAAGGATGACCTTAAGGCGCGCGGGCTTCCCTCACCCGACCTTGGCGACGCTTTGGCCCTGACCTTTGCCGCACCCGTTGCGGCTAAGACCCGCTTTGAGCGCCAGCGCGATGAGTTGGCCCGGCCTCGCTCGCGTGGTGAGTACAACCCTTTGGATATGGTCTGATGGCGATCCCGCGCGAGATTGTGGCTAGCGAGTGGATCGACCGCGCCTGGCCGTTGCTTGAAGAGCATTATGCCGAGCTGGCGACTGTGCCGGACATCATGTTGCTCAAGCCTGACGTCGAGCGCTATCAAACCCTTGAAGCGGCGGGGAACTTGTTTGCTATCGGTATGTTTGACATCCATGGCGATGGCGGCGAAACCCTAGTCGGCTACAGCGTTAACATTGTGTGCACTAACCTGCATTATGGCGACTTGCTAATGTGCCAGAATGACTTGCTCTTTGTGCGCAAGTCACACCGGCGCGGCATGACCGGCATGCGGCTGATTACGGCGACCGAGCGCGCCGCCAAAGAGCGAGGTGTCAAGATGATGCTGTGGCACGCTAAGCCTGGGACAACCCTTGATCGGATGCTCCCAAAGCTGGGCTACGAGCCGTTTGAAACTATCCACTATCAGGTGCTTTAATGGTCCAAGCTATTGCAGCCGCCGCCGCTGTCGCTACCGCTGGCGCAACCGTTGCGCAAGGGCGTCAAGCGCAACGTGCTCAACGCAGGGCCGCCGATCAGGCTACCATGCAAGCCGAGATGCAACAGAGCCAGGCCGAGCGCGAGTTCAACCGCGCCAACCAGAAGCGCCCCAACATCGCAGCGCTTGCCGCACGCAATCGCGCCATGAGCGGCGGTGGAGTTGGCGGCACATTCCTTACCGGCACAATGGGCGCACCTACCAGCAGCGGCATGCTAGGCCGCACGAGCCTGCTTGGATCATGATACCCAAGACCGACATGCTTCGCCGCTGGACGGCGCTTCAGACCGAGCGGTCTAGCTGGATCGCCCATTGGCGCGAGCTGTCGGACTATCTGCTTCCTCGCTCGACGCGGTTCTACAAGAGCGACAGAAATAAAGGCACGAAGAAGCACAACGCCATCTTTGACAGCACGGCTTCACGCTCCCTGCGCATCCTGTCAGCCGGCATGATGAGCGGCATGACCTCGCCTGCGCGGCCATGGTTCAGGCTGGCTTTGCCCGATGAAGACCTGATGGACTATGCGCCGGTCAAGTCATGGCTGGCCGAAACGCAGGGGCGCATGCTAAACGTGTTCGCTCGCAGCAACACCTACCTCATGCTCCATGCCTGCTACGAAGAGCTTGGCGCGTTTGGCACGAGCGCTTCTGTCATCATGGATGACTATGACGCCCTCATCCACCATTACCAAAGCCCCGTTGGCGAGTTCGCCTTGGCCACGGATTATCGCGGCAACGTCAACACGATTTACCGCGAGTTTGAGAAGACGGTCGCCGAGTTGGTTGCAGAGTTTGGGTATGATCAGTGCTCACGCACCACGCAGGCGCTCTACAACTCAGGCAATCTCGATGCGTGGGTGCCGATCATTCACGGCATAGAGCCCCGCAGCGATCGCGATGCACGCAAGGCCGATGGCAAGAACAAGCCATGGCGCAGCGTGTACTTTGAGCCAGGCCGCGAGGACGCAGGCGACAAGGTGTTGCGCGAGAGCGGATATGATCGCTTTCCGGGCCTCGCTCCGCGCTGGCATAAAATGCCTGGCGATGTGTACGGCAACAGTCCCGGCATGGAGGCCCTTGGCGACATCAAGCAGCTCCAGCACGAGCAGCTGCGCAAGGCTAATGCCATCGACTATCAGACCAAGCCGCCGCTGCAGGTGCCCGCTGGCATGAAGGGGCGCGACCTAGATTACCTGCCTGGCGGCGTGACCTATGTCGATGCGCCTGGCGCGCAGAACGCAGTGTCCACGCTGTTCAATGTGCAGCTGGATCTCCAGCATTTGCTTTTCGACATCCAGGACGTGCGCGAGCGCATCCGTGGCGCGTTCTACGCCGATCTCTTCCTCATGCTGGCGTCGACCGTTCCAGGCCGCATGACGGCGACTGAGGTGGCCGAGCGGCACGAAGAGAAGCTTCTCATGCTAGGCCCCGTGCTTGAGCGCCTACACAACGAGCTTCTTAAGCCCCTGATCGACGAAACCTTCACCCGCATGGTGCAGGCCGATCTTATTCCGCCTCCGCCTGAAGCGTTGCAGGGCGTGGAGCTTGACGTGGAGTTCGTCAGCATGCTCGCTCAAGCGCAGCGGGCGATCGGCGTCAATGGCGTTGATCGCTTTGTTGGCGCTCTTGGCGCGGTGGCTCAGATGCGCCCTGAGGTGATCGACAAGATCGACGTGGACAAGTGGGCTGACAGCTATAGCGACATGCTTGGCGTGGATCCTGACATTATCGTCGCATCCGAGAACGTGGCTATCATCCGCCAGCAACGCGCCCAGGCCCAAGCCCAAGCCCAACAGATGCAGGCCGCGCAAATGCAGGCTGATGCAGCGGCTAAGCTTGGCACGGTCAAGACCGATGAGAAGAACGCCGCGACCGATCTCATCAACCTTTTTAGCGGCTATGGAGGAACCTAACATGCCTGGAATGAAACCCTACGGCGCCAAGCCCGCCGGCAAAGGCGGAAGAATGACGCCCCCGCGCACGCCCCGCCGCCCCGCGCCATCTCGCAAAGGAAAGTAAGCCATGGGTGCGCCCGTCGTTTCACAAGCGCTTGAGACGCTCACAGCCACGATCGAAAACGGCGGCAGTTTGTCCGGCGCTGTGGATCTTGGCGGGCGCAAGCTCGTGGCGATCGACATGCCGTCGTCGTGGACGGCCGCGTCGTTGACCTTCCAGGCCAGCGTGGATGGCGTCACCTATGACGACCTGTACGATGGCGCGACTGAGCGCACACTTGTGGTCGCCGCTTCGCGCTATCTGGCGCAAGCCATTGGCGATTGGGTTGGCGTGCGGTTTCTGCGCATTCGCTCTGGCACAGCCGGTACGCCGGTCAATCAGGGCGGCGCGCGAACGATTACCTTGGTGGTGCAGCCGTGAGCATCTTGGCGCTTTGGCTTAAGCGGGGCTTTATTGGGGAACGGGCAAGCCCTGGCGGGTCCGTGGCCGCTGAGGTCGTTAACGACGCAGGCTTTTTGGTGGTCAACGACGCTGGTCTAATTGTGGTGCTGGGGTAAAACATGACAACCATTCCTCTCAGTGCGCTGACCGCGACCTGGAACGCCAGCGGCACGACCTTTACCGCCGTGAAGATGAACGTCACGGACACGGCGAGCGCGGCAGCAAGTTTGCTGCTGGATTTGCAAGTTGGTGGAACGTCACAGTTTAAGGTCAGCAAAGGCGGACGAGTCACGGCGCAAACGCTCACCATCGGCCTTGGCGGTCAAACGGCTGTATCGACAAACACTGCGCTTGGTTTTGAGGCGCTGCATAGCGCGAGCCTGACCGGAACAAGAAATACAGCCGTGGGAAATGGAGCCGCATCTCTTATTACGTCAGGCATAAATAACACCGCTTGTGGGAGCGATGCTCTTTATTACAACAGCACGGGGGGGTCGAACAGCGCGCTGGGCATAAGCGCGTTTAGCTCATGTACTACGGGAAGCAGTAATAGCGGCT